TGAGCTTGAAGGTTCCGCTTTCCCCGTAGTAGGGTTTTTCGTCCCCTAGATTCGTGCCACAGCGATCACACACAAAATACTCTTGCGTTTTTTTAGCCATTATCACTCCCGTACCGCTCCCAAAACTCCGCATCGGTCACCGACTGGCCTAGTAGGTACTCGTCACCAGTCAGGCCGAATAGTTCCATAAATTCGTATTGGGTCATCGGTCATCCTCCTGCTTTAACGCGCTTTCCTCAACCGCAAGGATAAGGCGAACTTTCATCATCTTTGCCGCAAAGTGTACGCCCATAAAAAACCAGAAGCCTGCCGCAAACGTAAAGCCGATGAAAGCAAGAACAGTGGCTATGGTTTTCATACCCCTCCCCACATCCATGACGTATCAGCCAACGGCCTTGCGTGTATCCAGTGCCGACGGCGTACCTGATATTTTGCAGGCTGCCGCAAGCTGGCTTTTTGACGATTCAAAATCTCGTTTTCCGCCATCTGCCGTAGCTCAAATCGTACAGATTCGGTGTCAAGGCGAAGGTGCTTCGCCATTTGACTTGCACTAAACCAGCCGCCGTCTTTGGCCAGACTGCTGTATAGGATCTGATCGGCTATGGTCATGCTTGTGGCCTCAAAAGCGCAGCCTGCTTCCAGCACATCCCGTTGCGAGCGATGTCGTTATCGCAAGGCCACCGGCAAGGCACTCGGTCTTGATGGCACGGAGCGTGCTCTATAACTTCACGCAGCCGCTTGTTCTCTGCCTCTAGCTGCTTGATCGTTTCGTCACGGCTGGCGATGCCGTCATAGGAATGATCGGGGCTGAGTTCTAGTCTAGCCTCTAGCACCGCAATGCGCCGAGCCGCCCACTGCTCGCGCTCGTTCTTGGCTATACGATGGTCCATGACTTGTGTGCGTAGCACATGATCTGGGGTTACAGATTTTTCCATGAAGCACTGTTCTGCAAGCTCCTGCACGTTATCCGGCAAGTCTCTCCCATGAAAATCTTTGTAAATCGTGCGCTCCAGTTTGTTTTCTGGATGCCTCGGGTCACTTTTATCTCCACTCATCCCTTACCCCCTATTGCGCCCAGCTAACGTCGTTTAGATCATCAGCAAGGCTTGTGTGCCGCGTGCTGGTCGCCCTCTCCGGCCTCGCCCGTGACAGCCAGTTGACTATGAATCGCTCAATACCTCGGGCCGTCTTGCGCCTCTGTCGGTTGGCATCGCACCATGCCGCCATCTTCCGCAGCTCCCCTGGTACGTCTGCCTGCGGGTAGGCCATCTGCCAGCGGTCAATGTCTCCCGGTTGGGGCCTGTACTCCGTACCGTCCTTCAGTGTGATGGCTGGTGATTCTTCTGTGATGCTTTGGACTAGATCCATGCTGTGATCCTGTTATTGGTGATTAGGCCGCAAACATGTCGTATTGATTCTCTGAAGCAGCCAATATATTGCGCTTTGCAAGCTCAAAATATGACGACTTCAGCTCAACTCCGATTGCTTTTCGGCCCAACTTAACTGCCATGTAAACCTCGGACCCAATTCCCATAAACGGAGTCCACACCACTTCATCAGGCAAACTCCAGAGTTGAATGCACCGCTCAATAACATCCAGTTGCAGAGGGCAAATGTGGCGCTCGTCGTCATTTTCCCGACCTTCACGAAAATTCAGGGTGTCAGTCTGGTTGATGTCATCCCATACTGGCGAAGCATACTTTTGCCACACGTCAATGCTTGTGCTGTTCTCGCCTGGCACGTAATACATGCGACCGTCATCGCGCTGGTATCCGGTGAATCCGTCAGGCGGAGTGTCTCCGCAGTAGTATTGAAACTCCCCCGCAACAGGCTCCGTGTTTTGTCCCGGCTTCCGCATCGTCACCACATAGTCAGGGATGCCCATCCGCGACATTGAAGAGTCCTTTTTAATCGTCTTGTGCAGCAGACCGAGCGCCTTTGTGCGCTGCATGGCAACTACCGGGTCTTTCCATATGCAAACCTCCGAGTGATATACAAATCCCTCGCGCTGATACTCGCGGATAATGTCGCCGCGAAAATCACGGATACCGATAAACCCATCATTCTGCTTTGACGTGGGGAGGTTCATGCAGTGAATGGCAATGTTCCGGCCCGGTTTTATAACTCGGAATTGCTCACGAATAAGAAATCTATACTGCTCCCAAAAATCCTCATGTGTCGCGACATTGCCCATATCCCGGTCGCTGTTACTGTACGTGTACAGACTGGCAAACGGCGGAGAAAAAACGGAAAAATGAACCGAATTAGTCGGCAGAGCCTGAGCGACTTCCACGGTGTCAGCGTTGTATATGCTGTATTTGTCCGTGATGACTTGATCTATGACATCCATGCGGGAATCTCCAATCGTTGGTAGGGCATATAATCGCTGCAATCACGCTTCGCGCCCTGAATTTCAGCTAGGGTAAGATCGCGCATCACCATCGCCATCTCTCGGCGCATCTCGTCGTTCTGACGCTGCTTTCGCTGGATGTTTTCCAGAACAGCGCCTTCTGTGTCCGCAGTGACAATGTGAACCGTGACCTCGCGCTGTTGACCAAAGCGCCAGCACCGGCGAACCGCTTGATAGAAGGACTCCCACGAGTCCGACAGCCCCACAAATATCATTTGGTTACAGTGCTGCCAGTTGAGACCATAGCCAGCGATGCGAGGCTTTGTAACAAGCACATCCAGATCGCCATCGCCAAAGGCGAGAAGATAACGCTCCTTGTCCTCATGAGTCATGGCCCCATAAACCTGCTGCGCACCGTCAATCATCTCGGCCAGCTTTGCGGACTCGTCATTAAGATGACACCAAACCAACACAGGGCCGATCATATTGTTCGCAATCTCGGCGGCTTTTTGCACACGAAGATCCACCGATTCACGGCGGGCGCTGTTACGCTCCTGTAGTCCTTGAGCGACCTTTACAAAAAGCCCATCGTTCTCGCCTGTTTCCACAACGTGATCGACAAGTTTAAGCGGCGGCAGATCGTATCCATCATCGGAATAACCAAGGTCCGCAGGGTGCCTAATCAGAATTGACCACGTAGCAAGCCATTCCCAAAACCTCGATCGCGCATGACCCTTGAGTCGCCATTTGCTGGTGTCGCCGCCGTCGTGGATAAAAAACTGCGCAAGCATTTCGACCTGAGTCATAATTCCGAGAAACTCGGACTGCGTGCCAAGCTCCATAAAGTCATTTGGCGATGGCGTTGCGGTACAACTCAAACGATACGGAATCGTTGACGCAAACTCCGTGATCTGCTTTCGTAGCCTGCCGTCCATGCCTTTCAAAATGCTGGACTCATCCAACACAATTCCGGCGTAATCGGCAGGATCAAAATTCTTTAGCATCTCGTAGTTGGTGACGTGGATGCGCGGATTGGAAAAGCCAGGATCGCGCATATACTTTGATGCAATGCCAAACTTTTCGCCTTCGCGCACTGTTTGCTGGGCAACGCATAACGGAGCAACCACTAATACGGGGCGATTGGTTTCGCGCTCCACCTGCTCCGCCCACGCTAACTGCATGAACGTTTTCCCTAGTCCAGTGTCAGCAAAGATCGCAGCGCGACCACGACGGCAAGCCCAAGCAACGCAGTCACGTTGGAAATCCATCATCTGATCTGACAAATCGCCGCAATCAAAGCCAGCGTCAAGATGTCTGTAACTCTTGGCGGCAATAAATTCCGCGTAGCTACTCACGCCACATGCCCCCAATTCTCGCCGCTCGTCACGCGGTCAATCGTCCGTACATGCACGCCAAATTTCTCCGCTATCTTTGCGTTGGTAAGCGCAGACGCTTGTCGCTTGTGATAGTTACGCTCGGCGACTAACTCCCGAATCATCATCACATCACTCTCGCATAGCTTCGCCCATGGCAGATCAGATCCCCTATTGACCTTGATCCGGTTCAATACATCGTCCTTCATACTCTTCCCCTTTTGTTAGTAATGCCCCGTTGTATCCGCAGGTGGGGCATACCTGCTGCTACGCGAAACCATCTCATCCTCTTGAGCCGGCCACATGGCCTGGTTAATGGTTTAGGCGGATTCTTATGCGATCAATCCCTATCAACCGCTTTTTAGACAAATTCTCCAGACAAAACTTACCCCCACGCAGAGCGTGCCATTTGTCTGATCTCGCGAGCCAGCCATGGCTGATTTCGTTATATCCGCACTCCACACAGCGTGTGGACCCTGCTCTCGGGTTAGCGGCGGGTGGGGGCGACAGTCCTGCCGATCTCCGCAGCGTCTCGCATACGGCTTGATCCCGCCAGCTATGGCTGTTGTGCGGTCAGGGGCTATGGACTTGGGAGGGAAATGTGCAACAATGTGCACACCTCGATCACGGTCCACTACACCTGATCGCGGCGTTCTGGCTGGCGGGAACCAGACCTGAACACCAACCCCTGGGGCTTCGGCCTCGGGGGTTTTTACGTTTTACGCCTGCTGGTTTTCGGTGTCAAGC